GCTTTACGGATGGCCCGAGCGCCACAAGTTTTACGCCGAAGCTCACCGTACGACCGTGCTCGAATACGCCCGCCCGCAGAAGTCCGACCTCCACCCAACGATGAAGCCCATCCCGCTCGTTAAGCAACTCGTCGAAGACGGCAGCGCCACCGGAGCCATAGTCCTCGACCTATTCGGCGGCAGTGGTACGACTATGATTGCGTGCGAAGAAGCCAATCGTTGCGCGCGGCTCGTCGAACTCGATCCACTCTACTGTGACGTTATCGTCGATCGCTGGCAGCAATTCACCGGCAAGACCGCTGAACTCGTGAGTAAGTAATGGCCGAGCGCAAAAAGATAGCTACTGTCTCGCCTATCACGAAAAACAAAGGTGGAGCCCCGACTAAGCGGACCTCCGAAAACCGGGACAAGCTCTTGCAAGCCTTACGCCTGGGGCAAAGCCTCGAGCGTGCGGCGCAGTATGCAGGAATGTCCTACGAACTCCTTCGTCAGTGGCAAGCGGAGGACGTTGGGTTACTTGAGGCTATAAAAGCGGCACGTTCCGAGATGGAAGTCGCTATGCTCGCCCGGATCGAGCAAGCCGCCGCCAAGGGGCAGTGGCAGGCCGCTGCGTGGAAGCTCGAGCGCATCCTTCCACAGAACTATGCCTTACGCCGCGATATGGATCTCGGCGATACCCAGGTCACCGTGAAGATGCGTAAGGTCATCGCGCGGCCGGACGACCTGCACATCGTAACGGATAAGACCGCGTGAGCACGCTCGTACTCGATACCCTTCCTTGGCAGGCAGACTTCCTCGAGGACTTATCCGAGCGGCGCGTCGTCATTGGCGGCGTCGGCTCCGGTAAGAGCATCATCGGGGCAGACCAACTCATCGATCGGTGTGAGGACTTCCCGCACGCCCGCCATTACGTCATCGGGTCGAACCACCCCATGATGAAAGAGGGCACGATCCCCACGCTCTGCGAGCGGCTAGACGTTCACGGCTACAAGTACGAACTCAACGGCGGCGACCTCTCCGTGCGTATCATTAGCGGCCCGGCAAAGGGTGCGCGCATCATCGCTTGGACGGTCGAAGGCAAGAAGTACCTCAAGCTTAAGTCTCAGATGATCGATTCGTGCTGGCTCGACGAGTGTCAGGTCTGGGAAAACGGCGAGTCGGCATACAACTTCATCGTGAACCGTATGCGGCCGTCCGAGCCGGCGCAGATGCATCACCCCGACCTCGAGCCGCGGCTATGGATGACGGCGAACCCTCCGCATACCACGGCGCATTGGCTCTATCGGTATTTCGTCACCGAGTCGAAGGCCAAGCTCTACCACGTAACCACGTTCGATAATTGGCTTCTCCCGCAGCGTGACGCGTATATCCAGCGGCTACGTGAGACGTATTCCCCCGAACTCTTCGACATCGAAGTCATGGGGAAGTGGGGCGACCTTGGGATCGGGCGTGCGTATCCATCGTTCGACCACACATCGCACGTCGATGCCGCGGTCGCCTACGACCCCGAACTGCCTTTATATTGGACGCACGACTTTGGCGTAAGCCCTCGCGTGAGCATCCTGTGTCAAGTCCGGCGCGTAAATCTGAATGGGTTCCAACGCGAAGTGCTCTACTGTTTCGACGAAATCAGCATGAACGACGGTAGCACGGACGGGCAGATCGAGGAGTTCATTCTCCGCTATCCGCCATCGGTAGTCTCGAGCCTTACGCTCTTAGGTGACCCCGCAGGGCAGGCGCGTAACAGTACGACAGGGCGAAGCGATTGGGCCATGCTCACAACGGACCCCCGTCTGTCTGGGTATCGCGGGTCGGTCAACCGTAAGGCGGCAGCGCCGCTCGTCGTCGATCGCGTGAACGCGATGAACTCGAAGCTCCGTAATGCCAAGGGCGAACAGGGTATCCGCATTCACCCGAAGTGCAAGAAGCTCATCGAAGATATGCAGACGACGCGCTGGAAAGACGGCGTTCGTCAACTCGACCACGGTACACCCGCGCGTGGAATCTTCCGCACTCACTGGTCCGACGCTCTCGGATACCTCGTCGAGATTATGTGGCCGATTACAAACTCCGGTATTCGCGTTGCCGGAAACGGATGGATGGCACGATGACGCTTCCCGAGTTATTCGATCGCGTTGCTTACTTGCGCTTTGCGGGGGTGGTGCCGCAAGGAGATGGGCTAATCCCTATGGCCCTCACCGGCGAAGAGTATGACGAATTGAAGATCGATGAATCATACCATTGGGACGAATCCACCCAGCCGTCGCCAAACAAATTACTGACGTACCAGGCCCTTCCATCAGTGGGTGTGGCTCTCTACGTTATGCGTTCACGATGATCGATGCTAGGAGCCTCCCTTGGATTTAATCACGCTCCAAGAGAAGCTCGGGCAGAAGATGTGCAAGCGGTGGTCCGACCGTCAGAAGCGCCTTTACGTTCTCGACCTGGTGCGTCGACGCGAGCACTACGCCGCGCTCGAACTCTCAGACTTCGATGAGCAAGGCGGCAAACGATTCGGCGCAAAGTCCGAATACAAGCCGTTGAAGGACCGTCGTCCCGCCATTCGGTTCGACATCCCGGGCATCATCGTGCGCGATTCCGTCTCTATGCTCTTTTCCGAGGGGAAATTCCCATCGGTTATCTTCGAGGAAGATTCCGACACGGATGCCGCGCAGAGTATCATCGACAAAGCCAACCTGCGATCGGTGATGAAAGACGCGGCCACGATCGGCAGCGACGGCTCGGTGTGTATTGTCCCTGAGGTTTTCCTCGATGACGAGAACCCTGGTCAGTATGTGCTCTTCGTAGACGTTTGGCCGGCGTATGAGTGCGAGCCGATCTTTAAGTGGAACGCCCCCGGCAAGCTCATGTCGGTGCGTCGGACGTGGGAAGTCAATAAAGATGCCGTAGTCGCGGACGGGTACGACTACGATAAACTCGTTGACTTTTGGCGTAAGTATTGCCGTAAAAATCAAATATTCACGGCGCAGGACGACACGAAATTTAAGCCAGAGCAGTTCAAGCGATGGTTTCTCCGTCGCGATCTCGGCAAAAACGAAAACGTGTGGTACACGCCCACTCCGGCACTCGTTTACGAGCGGTCGCAGTGGGATGATTGGCAGCGCGATGACGAGCGATGCGTCAAGCACTCGCTCGGTTTTGTGCCAGCCATTTGGATTTTCAACCTAGGCGGCGGCAAGTGGCCCGATGGGATGTGCCAATTCGAGGCAGCCATCGATAATTCGCTGATGCTCGACCGCGTGCTTTCTCAGGGCGCGCAGGCGATCATTACTGCCGGTAGTCCGATACTCGCAATATCGAAGCCCGGTGGAAATCGCGCGTTTGGTAACGATGAGGGGGGGAGCGCATTCTCCGGGAGCGCCCCGCCCGTCTCACCCGACGACATTCTCGAGGTCGAAGAATCGAACGGCGCTTGGCTTGTCCAAATGTCGGCCGACTCCACGATCGCGCTCGAAGCGTATGTCCGACTCGTCCGCGCGCTCTCAATTGAGAATTGCGGTGGGTCGCGTATTTCCGAGGAGTCGCTCACGGGCGCGAGATCTGGCTACGCGATGGAGTTGCTTAATCAAGCGTTGATCTGGCTCGGTGAAAACCTGCGTCTCTCGTACGGGGAGCCGGGCCTCATCGCGCTTATCACGATGATCGGTAAGCTCAACGCGAAGTTCCCGATCGACGTCCTCTCGGATGTGACGTTTAATCCAGAGGCCAAACTGCAAGAAATTTCGTGGGGCGAGTTCTACTCTCCGACCGGTGCAGACAAGCTCGCAGAAGTGCAAGCGATCACCGGGGCGATGGAGGGCGGGCTTATTGACCACGAGACCGCGATTGCAAATGCGGGCTATATGTTCGACGTCACGGACATTCAAGATATGCTCCAAAAAACCGAAGCGGAAGCCAAAGATCGGCAGCAAGCCGAGGTCGACGCGCAGGTCACCGTTGCAAGCGCCAAGGGCGCGCAAAAACCCGGAAAGGCGTAAGGCGTGCCAAACGCACTCAAAGTCTCGCGTGGGCAAGACTACATTTCGCACGTCGCGTGCAATGCGTCAACGTCATCGGTCGCATACGCGTTTACGCCGCTCGACATCGGGACGCCCGGCAATGCGGCCAGCGCGAAGAACGTCATCTTCGCCGAGGAAATCCTTATCCAAAACCTTGACGCGACGAACAACGCGTTCATTCGATTTGCCGCTGCGGTCAATACGGCGTATATCAATTCTGCCTTCCCCGCTATCTACGGCGCAAGTGGTACGCTTTATGAGGTCGATACGACCAAGTTTATCGCCGCGACTGTGACCGACATTCTCATCCCTGCGGGCGTTCGCAACATGCAGGTCTACATCAAAGCCCTCGGCTTTACGGTGATTTGCTCTGCCGGAACGCCTTTGCTCGACATTGCCGCCTTCGGGTCACTCGGCCCGATTTCGTAACCCACGCGCCCGGTGCGCGAAGAAAGGACTGCCGGTCAGTCTATGCCCGAAGATCCCATCACCCCCGAAGGCGAAAAGCCTACCCTCACACCCGACCAATTCAAAGCTGAGACGGAACGTGCGCGTAAAGAAGCCGCGACCTATCGAGAGAAGCTCCGCGCAGCAGAAGCCGCACTCGCAGAGCGCGACGGCAAGGACGCAGTCGACAAAGAAGAAGCCGCGCGCAAAGCGGGCGATCTTGAGCGCCACCTCGCGGACCTGAAAAAGGAACGCGAAGCCGACGTCGAGTCATCAAAGAAGCGCGAACGTGCGCTTCACAAACGATTGGTCGATGAGGCGCTCCGTGCGCGGTTGACCGATGCGATCGACGCAGACGTTGCGCGTATGATCGATCGCAAAGGCATCGAGGTCGACGCGGATACGCTCGAAATCTCGGGGCTCGATGAAGCGGTCGCGGCATTCCGCGAAAGCAAGTCTGTATTCTTCAAGCCCGCAAGCGATCCGTCGCCGCCGGGAACGGGCCTGGGTCGTGGCCCTGTATCCACGTCCGCAGCACTCGCCAAAGCGAACGAGTTCGACTCGGGCAAATCGATCAAGGATCAACTCGCCGCATTCCGATAGCGCCTCGGCGCTCGATAATTTTCCGCAAAGAGACGCGCCCGGTGCGCGTTTTTTGCTTTCCCCTGGACCGGCTCCGTGGGGCGTTTCGCACTCGCAACTTAGGAGACGCATCCAATGCCAGGTTCACAAAGTAATTTTCCCGCGCAGATTCAGGCGATGTTGCAGAAGAATTATCTGCAAACCGCCCTGCAAGAGTACCTGATCCCGAACATTCAGTATTACAACGTCGCAGACCATGTGCCGATCCCGATGGCGGCCGGCGACACGATGACCAAGACCCGCCCGGGTCTCTTGCCGGCAAATCCTGACCCGATCGATCCGACGACGCTGACGGGTCTCGACAACGGGATGACCGTTCAACAGTGGGCGCTCGAGCAGTACACCCTGACGATCCAGCAGCTTCAGGGCACGCAAGACATCGATCTGCTCACGAAGGGTCAGTCGATCGTCGATCGATTCGACCACTCGATGCAGACCAACTTAGTGCAGGCAGCGCAGTCGGTGGACATCTACCTTCGCAACTGCCTCTACGGTGGGCTCGTGCCGTCTGGCGCGAACTTGACGAACATCAAAGAAGGCTATCTCGCCGGCAACTCGTTCGCACGTACTGCGCAACTCAGCACGGATACGACGATCAACGTGGACGACATCACGGGCTTTGCGTCGCTGTACGTCAACGGCGTTTTGACGAACGTCTCGCCGTCGAATCCAATCCTAGCCACCGTGTATGCCACGGCGGGTCCCGCAGCGGGCGTTGCTGTGACGATCACGGGCGTCTCGCAAGACGTCTCCAACCTCTCGAAGCGCCTATTCACTGGCCCCGGCGCGGGCGGCAAGGGTGCCTCGGGCGTCCTCACGCTCCTAGCCGCGATCGGCACCGCAGTGGTTGCAGGCGACACAATCGCGGCGACCGATGGTTGCACGATTCTTCGCCCGAACGCAAAGTCGAACTACACGAAGCTCGCCGCTTCGGATACGTTTAGCCAAGCGCAAATCCTCGACGCCGTTGCGCTCTTGCGCAACCGTCAGGTCCCCCCGATGCCGGATGGTCGATACCTTATGGTTTGCGACTACGTCTCGATGCGCCAAATCTTCGGCGATCAGGATTACAAAATCGCAACGCAGGGCCGGTTCGATTCCGCGTTCTTCAAGGGCGCGTTTGTCGACAACTACCTCGACGTCCACATCATCCAGAGCTCGAACGCTCCGGTACAACTCCCCGCCACGGGCGGCTCGACTGTCACGGTTCGTCGTCCGGTCATTTGCGGTGCGGATGTCCTGGTCGATGGTTACTATGACGGTGTGAAGGACTTCGCCAACACTGGCAGCGATGCGGCTTCGGCGTTCACCGATGGCGCAGCGATGGCATACTTCCGCGAAGAGCGCGAAGGAACGGCCATCATCGTTCGTCCCCCGATCGATCGTCAGTCGCGTTCGCTCTCGATGTCGTGGATCTCGGTCCGCGACGCGATCGCCCCGACCGACGCAACGGCAACTTCGTCCGTCATCCTCACGGGCGACAACGCTCGCCGCAAACGTGCGGTAATTGTGGAACATGCCGGGTGATGGATAACCTGTAGCCTACCAGCACTTAAAACGTGCGGGGAGAATAGACGTCTGGTCCGTGCGTCGGCTACTAACGGACCGCTTTTCCCGCGCGCCGCAATGCGCGCAAATCGAGAGAGTGTCGCCGTGTGTCACGGGGTGGGCAAGCACCATCGCGCGTCAACGACGCAATGGGCCCCAAGACCGGGTGGCGCTCTCTCCCTTCCTCTTTCTGAATCGGAGGTCCCATGCCGTATCGCGGACGATTCACCGGCCCAGACAATATCTTCCAATCGTCAACGCTTGTCGGCGGATACACGGCCGAGATCGGCAAGGCATCGACCCTATCCGATGGGCAAAGCCGACTCACCGACCCAACTTCCTTTGCAAACGAGCACACGAATAACCCCGGTCTACACATTCCCGCGATCGATGCAACGATGATGTACCGCGGCCAACTCGTGACGTTCGCTGCGAACGAGCCGATCGTGATCGAGCCGTCGCTTTATTCGTACGCACTTGCTAACGGCGTGACGTTCACGTTATGACCGAAGAGCAACTCGCCGCGGCGAAAGCCGCCAACCCCGCGATTCAGCGCGCAAATAACTACGGCCTCGCCAAGACGCTTGAGGATATTAAGATGGCGTCGATCGCCGTGCAAGAGTTCCCCGATGACGCCTTGCGCGCTGTGGTGCTTGAGGATCGCATGATCGCGACGCGTTACGGCTCGCTCATCTATCACGTCGGCAAGGTACTCGACGATCCATCAGAGATCGCTCGCGCGCAAGAGGCCGAGGTCCCGCTGCGGATCGTTAGCCAAAAGCGCGAATCCAAGAAATCGAAGTGAGGTAAGCGATGGCGATTCCCGACTACCTCAAAGTCGAGGTTCGACGCCATCTCCGCTACCCGCTCGTCGGCTCCCCGATCTCATCGAACGGCAACCAATCGTACTCTGGCACGATGGGGCAGGGCGGCGGACTCATCGGGTTCCGTTATTTCGAGTATATGCCGTTACTCGAGTACCGAATGAATAATATCTCGCAGCCGGAAGACGTGGCGCTTCTCGGAGCGCAGTCCGCGTACTTTAACGCGTTCTGGACACCCGCCTCGGCGAAGATTACGGTCACCGCGGCCACTCCCGTGACGGGCGAGACGCCTTCGATTCAGATCAACGGGCAAACGACCTCGTATACGGTTGCGGCTGCGGATACGGCCGCGATTGTCGCGGCGGGTTTAGCGAACGCGCTGAACGCGAATACCTCGCTTACATCGACCGTCATCGCGCAGCCCACGGCGAATGCTTTCACGCTCACATCCAAATCGCTCGGCGCGCTCGCGAACACGCTGACGTGCATCGGATTCGGGACGGCAAGCGTCGCGATTGCCGTGACGAACGCGGCGACCGCGCCGTCCGTCACACTGCAAGGCGGGCAAGACCCGCCGGGCCCGGTGTGGCTCGATACTTCGCAGTCGGTCGTTCAGCCGTATTTCGGATACATCCCGATCATTCGATATTGGGAATCGCAGCTAACTAACGCCGCGGGCGGCATGGACACTGTAAAAGCGGACGTGTTTGAGCAACGTCAAGATGAACTCGCAGCGCGACACGGCGGATACACGTTGTGGTGCAAGCGCCTGGCGCAATTCTTCGCGATTCCCTACGGTGGCGCGGGAACGTATGACGGCTCGACCCCGAGGCAGCGTATTTCGTAGGAGGCTTGCATGGCGAATGTCGCTTCGATCCAAGCGAAGATCGACAAAGGCCGCGGCAAAGCAGGGTTGATCTTAGGCCAGACGTTCGATGTGTATCGTCTAAACGCAAGATCAACCGGGTCGATCATTCAGGCATCGAATCTCGTCATCT